CACTTCCAGCATCTAATGCGTTAAACGCACTTGCACCCGTACTTCTAATTGCAACATCTAAATTGCTTGCGCTATTTTGAACACGAAATACTGAAGCCGCACTTGCATTTGTACTTGAATTCAGAACACGGGCAATTGTTTCAGCAGATTGCGATGTGCCAATGTCTAATGGGTAAGATGGACTTGTAGTTGTAATTCCAAGTCGCCCACTTGCATCCAGAGTCATCGCCTGAGTAAAGGAAATAGCGTTTCCTGCTGTGCCTGATGGGGCTGTGTACCAGACATGTTTTCCAGAAGTTTGCTCGTAACGAGTAGCAGTGCCAGTTGCTATGTAAGCCCATGCTGGGCTAGTATTTACAAAGGCATTTGAAGCAAGATTTGTATCGTTTCCAGGCTGTGCATATATTGAAGAACCTTTTACTTGTAATGCACTATATCCTGTTGAATACCAAGCACTCGGAGTAACTCCCAAGCCTAGATTGCCTGAGGCGTCGAGGGTGGCGTATGTTGTACCGCCAGAGGCAGAACGGAAACGATGGCTTGAGCCGTCATAAGTAATTAAACCAGCATTACCATTTGTTGAACCATACATGGTAAGTGTTGGGTCTGTATTTGCTGTTGTTCCACCAATAATTCTTGTATAAGCCGCTTGAGATGCTTGCTTAACAACACCAACACCAGTAAATATAAAGTCTGACGCTGTATTGATAGAGCCGTTTACATCAAGTTTTTGTGTAGGCGAACTTGTACCAATACCTACATTACCTGACGCATCTTTAACTAATCCACCATTACCAACATTCAATGTGTCTGTACTTGCATCGCCAAGCGTCACATTGCCAGTAGCAGATAACGTAGTAAAAGCACCTGTAGATGCCGTAGTAGCACCCACAGTCATGCCATTGATTGTTCCACCTGTCAGAGTAGCACCGCTAGAAGCAAGTGTGTTTAGAGTGGCTGTAGAGGATGCACCAAGGGTTGTGAAGCTACCCGCAGCAGGGGTCACATTACCAATAATGCCTTGGAATGATGTTCCTGTAGCCACACCTAAAACTGGTGTCACTAGGGTAGGGCTTGTAGCCAACACATTGCTACCAGAGCCTGTATTGGTCACAGAGACTATGTTCTTACTAGCATCTAACGCCAAAGCAGTCGAGGCTGTTAAACCAGACAGCGTAGCAGTACCAGATGCTGAAAGAGTGGTAAATGCACCAGCAGCAGCCGTAGATGAACCTACAGGGCCGTTAAACGAGTCACCAACAGCACCTGTCTGAAAGTCCTTCAGTTGAGCCATTAACTCACGGATAGCATCGTTTACTAGCGATGGGGCCATGCCCTCAGCCAAGTTGATACCATCAATATCGGTATTGTTACCTGCTGTGCTAGAAAATTCACTAATTTTTACTTTCGCCATTTGAAACTCCTTGTTCCTGTTAATCTGATTTTAAACCTTGATGGTTGACAAGGCAATTTGTTTATGAAAGAATTGATGCAGGCTTAGACCTTGGGTGTACCAGACCTTCATAGTTCTAAGCCACTGGCTGCCCCTTGGATATTTGCACTGGTACTGCGGATGTTCAAGGGGTTTTTCTTTGGTGGACTTATGGAAATAACACGGCAATTTCTTAATGAAATTTTTGAATATCAAAATGGTCATCTCTTTTGGAAAGTTGACCGCAGAGGAAATAAACTTAAAGGCAAACAAGCCAGTCGCCTTAAAAAAAGCAATGGTTACTGTGAAGTAACAATTAACAAAAAAAACCACTATGTTCATAGAATTATTTTTATGATGTTTTATGGTTATTGGCCTGAGCAAATAGACCATGTTGACGGCAATAGGTCAAACAATTTACTTCCTAATTTGCGTGAAGCAACCAACGCACAAAACAACAGGAATACTAAAACTAGAGCAAGCAACACAACTGGATTTAAAGGCGTTTATTTTCATAATCAGAACAATCGTTTTGTTGCAAGAATTACAGTTGATTACAAGTGCATTAGTTTAGGTTGTTACAAAACTGCTGAAGAAGCCCATCAAGCCTACACAAAAGCCGCTTCAGAATTACACGGCAATTTTGCTAGGTTTGAATAGGTCTTTGCCATGTTAGTCCTTAGTTGGCGTTAGCCATTCCAGTTAAATCTATTTTCGTTGGTTGTTCAGCCTGATAAAGCAAATTGAACATTGTTGGATAGTCTATATCTGGCATTTTATTCTGCACATCAAGAAGACCTTTAGCGACACGACCTGCACCATATGCAGCTTCTCCCATCAAACGAGGAGATGAAGTAGCCAATGATAAAGGAACAGCAACATTACCAAACAAGCTACCAGCAAGCAAAGATGTTGGAATAGATGAAGCACCTTGCAATCCACGAGGCGTATAGGTGTTCAGTGCTTGACCAGCAAGTGCAGGAAGAATTTGTTTTCCACCAGCTTTTTCTAATTGCTGAGCTAAATTTAAACGCTGTCCATAATTTGTATTTACATTGTTACGCATGATTGACTGTAATTTACGCATTTGCGTATCTACAGAAGCGTTCTTACCTTGAGACAATGTTCTTTCAATTTCACGGATTAAATCTGTAGCCTCAGAATACGCTTGCATTGTTTTTGCGTATGTTGGTGCTTGTTTTTTAATCTCGTTCTTGATTCCGTTATAAACATCATTGACAACTGTTAAAGATGTTCTTTGTTCAAAAGGAATGTCCTCAAGGATTGCACCAACTTTTTGTTTTAGTTTATCCAGACCTTCTGGAGTGTGAAACTCAGCAGGGTCTAATTGCTTCCAAGCATCAATTTCAGCTTTTGCTTTGACTACTTTTTCAAATGCTTTTTCATTAACGATTTCTCCTTTGTAAGAAACCTTGTTCATTGCATTGTTAACAGCATTATCAATACCATTAAAAGATAGGATGGACTTGTCTTTACTTATGTTCGACATTTCTGTGCGATAAGCATTTTGACGTTGTTGACCCAATGCGACCAAGTTTTCTTTAACGGCATCTAAAACTTCAATTTGTGGAATCTCTCCACGCATATTTGCTTTAAACATCTCAGATATATCGCCACCAGTTCTACCTGACTTATAAGCCTGCTCAATAGCTTGTGTGCCTGCTCCTGTTTGCATACCCAATAAAGGCTTGGCAATAGAACCAGTAACATCAGCAGTTTTGCCAATAGCACGAGCAGATAACATCAATGGGTCAACAGCACGAGCAGCCGTAGCCAATGCAGGAGCAGCCCTTGTAGGCAACATAGCACCGCCAGTAAGCACAGTAGATAAGTCAGCCATAACGCCAGCAGGGTCAGTAGCCAATGCTCGTTTAGCACCTTCTACGCTACCATAACGCTCTACATAGTGCTGACCAACTTTAGAAGCTAGTTCACGACTAGACTTGTCTTCACCTACTGCTTGGACTAAACGCTCTGGCAATACGTTTTGCAATATGCCAGCACCAAGGTCTAAAACAGCCTTAGTTGTTTGAATAGGGCTTGTGACAGCTTGGTAAATATCACCAACCATTGAACCAACAGAACTAGGAAAGTTTGTAACAGCACCTGTCAAAACTTGCTCTGTAGATAGCTTTTTACCACCAGCTACTCTATCTAATCCAGTAACTTGCTTTCCTGCAAAGTCTTTTGCAATACGAGCAAGAGCATCATCTTTAGTTAGATTCTCTGGGGCATCTCGATAAACATGAGAACTGCCATCATCAAAGGTTACTGTAATGTCAGCCATTATTAGTTACCCCACGAACTAGATGTTGTTTGTTGCTTCTTTTTAGGAGGACTAATATCCTTCAAAAGACCAAGACCAAATGTTTTATCTAAGTTACGCAATGCCGTTACGTTAGCCTCGTAGCTAAGTTTAGGGTCTGTAGCAGCCTTCAAGTACATTTGCATTTCAGCATTTGAGTTCATCTGGGATGCAGACATACCTGTTGCTTCTTTAATCAAGTTCAACAACAAAGGACGAGTCTGTTCAATAATTTGACGTTGCTCTTGGTTTTTAGTTCCAAGCGCACTACCAACAAATTGACCAACAGCAGATGTTCCCATTTTTGCGCCAATGTTTTCACGACCACCAGTTGCGGTGCTAGTAATACCACCACCTTCAAGAAGTGTGTCATAACTATTTTTTAGTTGTCCAACAACATCAGACAACTGTTTTTTAGCTTCTGTTTTAACATCTGCTTTTTCTTGTGCTTTTTCTTGCTTCTGACCAATGTTAAATTCAGCAGTCATTCTTTGAAGTGCTTGATTACCAAGAGCAATCTGCTGTGATATTGATTGAGCAGCAGCACTTTGTGCAAGACCTTGTTCTTTAAGTGCGTTTAAAGTATCTTGTTGAGATTTAACTTGTGTTTGAACTTGTTGGAAGTCAGCTTGTTTTTGTATCAGTTGACCAACTTGTGCGACACGAGCATCAAGAACAGCAGGCTCTAAATTTCTCCAAGTTTTTGAATACTGCTCAACAATTGGTTTAATGTTGGCTGGTAAATTAGGGTCTGCCAAATAAACAGCAAATGGATTGTCTTCAGCTTTTTGCTCAACACCAAGTCCAGCTTTACGCATCTCTGGAACTAATTTAGCCAATTGAGACAATTTAGCCTGACCCTGTTCTGAGGTCATCAGTTGATTGATAACTTGTGGTGTCAATCCTGCGCCAGCAGCCCTAGCTTGAACAGCAGGAGTCTCACCAATAAAGCGACCATCTTCCTCAACCATTTGAGCAGGTCTAGCTTGTACTTCTGGGCTATATGCAGATTGAATAATACTTTGAATACGCTTTTGTTCTGCTTGTGCTTGTTGCTCTTGTTGTTTCTTTAACAACATTTCCTGCAATTGAGCATTTTGTAGCTTCTCTTGCATACCAGCTTGCATAGCACCTCGGTAGGCTTGCTGACCTTGCTGAAGACCTTGCAAGATAGATGGGGCTGTTTTACCACCTTTAAACAAACTACCTGCTAATGCGTACAAAGCCTGCGCCTGTGCCTCGTCACGCCTTTTGCCTATGTCCTCAGGTGACATACCAAGCAAACCCATTGTGTCTGCTCCGCTTGTCCCAAAAATGTCTAATAGTCCTGCCATGATTATTCCTTATCCACCAAATATCTTGTTCCATCCAGAACTTAACCATTTAGTATCTTTCTCAAGACCACCAAGCGTTGCCACAGTACCTAGCAAACTTTGTAATGTAGATGGGCCTGTATCACCAGCTTGTTGTTGTTGCGCTCTAGCCGCAGGATTACCATAAACCGATTGCAAGTAAGTCTGTAAATTCTGTTGTGGCTGATTCTGCAAGAAGTTAAAACGCTGAATGTCAGCTTGAGTCTGCTGACCTGTGTATCCTTCACGAGCCTGACCAGCGTTAATCAACTGCTGAATGTCTTGGTAGTCAGCACCAGCCATAGCAGGAGAAGCCAAAGTAGCGGCTTGTTGCCTTGCTCTCTCAGCATCATAGTTCTGGTAAGCCAATTGACCTGCTGTGTTAGCCAATGACTGACTAAATGCGCCAGTTGCTCTGTCTTGCAAAGAACCCATAGCACCAGAGCCATAACGTCCTGCCAAACTAGCCTTACCAGCAACATCACCCAATGTTTGCTTAAACTGGCTCTCAGCCGCTTTAGCAGCAGGAGCAAAAGCACCTTGGAAGAATGGATTTCCACCTAAGAATTCACCAGAAACTGTACTCTGCAATTGATTCTGTGCAGACTGAAGTAATGGATTACCCAACTTAGCACGAGCCTCTAAAGCCTGTAATCCTGTCTGAGTCGTAGTAGATGGGCTTACAAAAGTCTGACCACCATAATACTGAGGGCCACCAGCTTGGTACAAACGCTGTGCTTCACTCAGTCCATAACCTAAGTACGGCTGAATAGCAGGGTCAATGTTTGACGATGTTGGTGCAGGTGTCTGCGTCATCGCAGGAGGAGCAGGATTTGTTGTAGGCGCACCACCCTGCATTAGTTCTAGCTGTGCTGGTGTAAATTTTGAAAAATCAAATGTGCTTGGGTTTGCTATCATGGAAGTAATCTCCTAAAAGTTCGGATTCCATGATGGGTCATCCACGGAATCATTATACATAAATTATTAAAATCAACCAATAACTGCATAGCGATATGTCTTATTAGCAGTCGTATTTGCAAAGTGCGTAATTGTTGCTGTTCCCTGTCCTTGAGAACTAGCGTAAATGTTAGTCAATGCTGACGGAGAGATGTAGTTCATGGTAGTAATCAAAGACGCTGTAGATGGGTAATTTGTACCAGCAGCGTAGGCTTGAAGACTTACTAAGATGTTATCTGTTTCCCACCAAAGTTCAATGTAATCATTGGCATTTAGACTTAAATAGTAATTCCAACCAACTAAACCACGTCCATCAATTGCGCCATGTTTACTAGCTATTGCAAAGAAACCTGTTGAGCCAGTAAGATTAGTTCCGTTAACCTTTATCCAAACCCTGACGTCATGGTCTTGCGAGTCAGTATTCTCAAACTGACCAGACCATTGGAAGTTATAAATTCCTGTGTTTTTGACATTTATTCTGGAACTATTGGATAAAGTTACACCATTGGAAAAGTCCGTAGTATCCATAGTCATTGCATAGGCAGTATTTGCCGTAGCAACAGTTTGGTCAACAAGGCTTTGAAATGCCCCATAAGGCATATAGTCAGCATTAGCCGCAGCAGAAGCAGGGGCAAATAGGATTACGCTGTCTGGGCCTATCCTTCTGTCTGTCAAAGTGGTAGTGGTAGCACCACCTGTCGCCAGAGTGATTGTCCCTGTGTTATTGGTCTTTCCGTCCATGATGCCACGGACTACCTCAGAGACAGCCCTCTGGTCACCACCAAACGAAGGTAGGCTTCTAAACATCAGCGAACCCCTTGTGGAGTTACATCCACATCCACGGAAACCGCATTGTTCCAGTTGTTACCTGTAGGTGTAACCCTGAGTCTATGGTATCTACCTGCACTTCTGAGTGGTACACGATTTTCTGAACTAGCAGCCACCGCAGTATTAAAACTCACACCTTGGTTTAGCAGGGTACGAGAAGCAATAGCCACAGTTGCAGAGCCATTGTCAACAATAGGTCTAGCTAGGGTTACTACTGAGTTAGCACCAATATCCAAGTCACCAGTAGAAATTACGGCTGTTTGATTAGCACCTGTGAAACTCATCACACGAGTGGCTAAAGTACCGCCTAAGAAATACTTACCGCCAACATACAGACGAGAATCTAAGGAAGTTGTTAAAGCATCAATAGAAGCAGAGATGCTATCCAGTTGCTCAAGCGTTACAGACGATGTAGAGGCTTCAGACAGGTAATCAGTACCAGCATCCCCATAAGTCCACTTCTGCGTCTTAAAGTTATAGATAAGTACGTTTCTGTTTCCGTTAACAGTTTTGTAATTCCAGATTACAAGTTTACGGATAGGGTCAACAGCAGCAGACATAGTTCCATAGTCAGAGTCTGAAGCGTTATCTAAAAAGAACCTATCTATCTTTTCTGCACCGATAGCCGTTACAGTTTGTCCATCACAAGTATAGAACCCATCATCAGATAAGAAGAAAGTAACGCCTTGGTACTGAGCAATAGAGCCAGATACCATGCAACCTTTACCACGAGAGATATTGTCAAACTGGAAAATGAACGGAGTGCCTACATAGGTCATTCGGTGAATGGCTCGCTCTAAAAAGATAAGCCCAAACTCACCACCACGGATTCCTACAATCTGTCCACCATCAGGAATATCCTGATAATCAGACTGTGTGTTTACGTTTTCAGTCCAATCTGTCTCATCGTTTAATGCTGACCAGCGCACACGATATTGTTGTTGTGTCGTTTCTAGCGTATTTCCGCATACAACAAAATCACGAACTACAGTAATGTATTTAGCGATAGGTGCAGTAGCTGACAAGTCAGCAAACGATGTAGAAGTTCCTAGCGTCCATGCTTGGAGTTTCTCAGCATTGTTTGTAGAGATTACAGTCTTACCAAACTGAGTAAAACGAACCTTATCGTTAGTGCCTGTAGTCATGCCAGTTTTAACTTGCGTGATAGCACCTACACCGCTTACTGTGTAAATCTTGCTAGAGCCAGCAGCGAATAATGCTGTATCGCCATTGGGTTGCTTGGCAGCGTAGAGAGTGGTTAAGTCTTCAGCAGCGTTACTTGTGGAAAACGTCACAGGCGCAGGGAAAGGGCCATAACCGATAGCCTGAGAAACCACGTTCTTAGCATCAGTCAAAGCGCCTGATACGCTAGGCTGGTCAGGCATCCACTCACCGAAAGTTAGTTTTGTCGTAGCCATGTATTACTTCCTTGAGACTGAATTGTCCAATCGTTGTCGTTAGCAGCAACTGGTGTCCATGTATTTGAATCTGCTGAAACAACAGTCCAAGTGTTTGAGTCTCTGCTTACTGGTGTCCAAGTGTTGTCATCTACGACAACAGGAGTCCAATTGTCACCAAGGATAACGCCATTCGCAGTAATCGTAGCAAGCGCAGTAATCGCAATCACATTTCCATATGTAGCGTTAGCTTGCGCTGTTACATCAGCCGTAGCCTCTACACTTGCTACCGCATCTCTAACAAGTATTGCTTCAGCAGTTACTGTAGAGGTAGCATCCACACTAGCAGAAGCATTTTGCTCACGGATACCTACTGCGCTTACTGTTGCACTACCAGTAATACTTGCGACACCTTCAGCGACAATACCGCCATTTGCGACAACTAAAGCTACGCAAGTAACGGAGGCTACGCCATCCTTAACGATACCGCCAACAGCAGTTACAGTGGTACTACCAGTGATACTACCACTAGCAAATTGGACACGAGTAGCATCTGCGCTGACAGTAGCATTACCATCAATAGCACCAGAGGCTAACTGCACCCTAGTCGCATCACAGGCAACACTAGCAGAGCAATCAATGCTTGCACTAGCAAACTGTACTCTTACTGCATCTGCCGTAACAGTCGCTGAACCATCTACTGCCCCACTACCAAACTGAACCCTAGTGCCATCGGCTGTAACGCTTGCAGACGCAGTTACAGACCCATAGGCATCCCATAGGGTTACAGAGGTTGTATAAAGTGGACTATCGAGTGTGAGTGTTAAGTCATCAATGCTAGACTTTAAATTGTCTAGCGAGTCAATTGTCCACGGAGGTAGTAAGTCAGCCATCTCACGCCAGAGTGACGCTCAATGAGCCAGCAGCGACACGGAACACATCACCAGTTGCAATAGTCTTAGAAGCGTCTAGTGGTGTGTGATACAAGAGGTTGCCTGTAGTCAAAGCATCACGAATTCCTACATGGGTAATTGTCCCCCATGAACCGCCAGCTTGAGGAAACTCAATAGCAGCAGAATTTGTAGAAGCACCATTACTAGGCGCACCAAAAGTTACAGCCTGACGAGCATAGCTAGTACCAGAACACTCAGTTCCAGTATCAGCATCTGTTGGGTCAGTTGTATAAAGTGCTAAATACACAGTTGTTGGTGCTGTGTAAGCAGTTGCTCTCAACGTCACATTGATAAGAGCATTTTCGAGATAGTTACTCATTTCAGCCATAGTTTCACCTTGAAGTTAGTTTCATTGCTAAAGGAACACCAGAATACTGACCTTGTTCGTCAGACTTGGTGAGAGAGCCAATTGCTCTGTCGTACATAGTTCCCCATGTATTGATTCGTGCGTCATTGTATAAATATGGCTCTGCTTCAATTAAAGCAGCGTAAAGTAACGCATCTGGTGCTGTTGTCAGAAATACATTCGTTGTGTTACTTGAAGACAGATACGCTGGCGCAGCAAAGTAAAGTAACTTAGCCGTATATACGCCATCAGGAACAGGTGTTAATTGAAAGTCGTTAGCCAAAATAGTGTAAGACTTAGGAACACCAACTTCTGATGTTCTTGGGTCATTAGACAATGCTGATGGACTTGAGTAACTTAGTGGCTGAATAGGATTTGTCATTACAACAAAATCACGAGCCTGTAAAAAGTCGCTAGGTATTTCAAGAGTAGAGTCACCAGAGACTGTAGCTGTTGTTACGGACTTCAACATCTGGCGAATACGCAACTCTCTACGCAGGCGGTTTTCAGCAAATGTAATAAAGTCGGGAATCTGAGAAGTCAAGTCAGACCTAGCTAGATAGTTTCCTATTGAGGTCTGTAAATCAGAGTAAGTTGTAAAACTCATACCACTCCTGTCCTAGTGCGCCATGCACGATTCATTGGGTCATTTAACCAAGCAGCAAAACGCTTGTCATCAAGAACAGCAAAGCCACGCATGATTCCAACTTTATTCAAGTCATCAATGACTGTCATAGGAATAGATGCAACCTTATTGCCAAACAATTGGTCAGACCATCTTGCTCGTTCATCAAAAGAGTTATATTCTTTTTTATTCTGCTCAACAATGTCAGAAACATCCTGACGAGTCTGAATAACGATTCCACCATCACCATCGGCATGAACAGCAGTTTGTCTAATGTTTTCCATAACCTAATTCTATCAGTTTGCGTAGAAAAGAAAATGCCCCAGAGTATTAAGTCTGAGGCATTTTTTGGGGTTACCTTAGATTAAGGTGTGAGGTCAGCCAAAATGCCGTGAGCAGCTTGGTTTTTAACTTCCAAGGTGTACTCAGCCAACAACTGTGTGGACTCATTGTCGCCAGTTACAGCCAACTCGTTGGTCTGGAAAGGACGCAAGTAAGCGATAGCAGCCATGTCAGGGTCAACAATAAATGCAACATCATCGCATGAGTTGGTAGAAGTCATAAAGCGGTTAGGCACAACAGAAACTGTACCGAAATCGCTCAAATAGACATCAGCCGCACCAATGATGGTTGTGGGTGCATTTGCAGGGGCCATGAAGCGTTGAGCAGCAATACCAGCAAAGCCAGAAACCAATTGCTTGTGAGCAGGGTTAACCATCAACACTTTAGGATTGCCACCAGAAGCGTAAACTTCACGGATAACAGTCTTCAAGATGTCTTCTGTGAAAGTGCGGTTTGTGCCGTTGGTACGAGCAGTAGTACCCAAGTCACCAGCAACACCAGAAGTACCGCCATCATAGTTAGAGTTCAACCATGCTTGCAGACCACCCAATTTACGAGCAGTAGAAGAATTGCCGTTAGCAGCAACTTGGTTGCTCAACAATGAAGTTTCCATGTCCCGCTTAATTTCGCTGGAAGCCTTAGCGAGTTGGTAACTTTTTTCAGATTTTCTGCCTGCTTTGTCAACAGATTGCAGAGTGCCAGAAATCTTAATTGTCTTCTGTGCAATCTGAGTGCGGTTACCAATACGAGTGGTAGGAGACATAGTAGCGTCAGATGCTGTTGCACCCTCAACTGTAAAGTTTGACAAGCTGGCAGCAGCCAACGAGTCAGTCTGCCACTCATGTAGAACAGCAGTAGCTTTAGTCTTACCAATAGAAGACATGAAGGGTGTGTCTGTTGGTGAGATAGAATAGATAACGTCCGAAAGGTCTTCACGCATACCGATAGCGGTATATGTTTGATAGGTAGCCATAATTTAATACTCCAAAATTTAAAAGAATCGTTCAAATGCTTTAGCTGCGTCTGCGACTTTTCCTGTCTCACGCAACCTCTGCATAACCTGTTTATCTTGTGAAGACCTAGCTTGAGGAACTGAAGTACCAGAACGCATCATCTTAGGGGCAGCCAGGAGTTTTTTATTCAACTCTGGTTTGCTCTTTTGAAGTTGCTCATACTTCATTGCCTTATACAAGGTATTCACAGCACGACTGTCATACACGGAACTAAGTTCTTGGTCAGTCCACCCTACAGATTTCGCATAGTCACGGATTTGTTTCCGAACCGCATCACCCTGTGGCGTAGCTAACTCAGGAATCAGACTAACTAGCTTCTCAGATTCTTGACGGAGATGGTTTTGCAGTTGGGATTGTTGCTCGGCTTGTTGCTGTTGGGCAATGCGTTGCTGTTCATTCCTGACTACTGCTAACTGCTTCTCACGTTGACTCTGGTCAGCCACCGCTACCGCATAACCGATAGGGTCTGTTTCCTTTAGAACATCTAAGTCCACACCCTGATGCTGCTGCGTAAGGAAGCTATCCAACGCTTGCAACTTCTGGGCGTATGCCTGTCGCTCATGTTTCACTTGCTCTAAATGACCACGTTCAGCTTCAATCGCCTTACGCTGTTCAGCTAGAGCCTGAGACTTTTTGGTGTAGTCCGTACCTTGTTGATAACCCTTGATAAGTTCGTCTAGTTCTACTTCGACTTCCTCACCAGATGCCTTGACTTTATATCTTGGCTTTGGTTCTTCCTCTGAATACTCAACTTCATCAGTCTCTTGAATTTCCTCTGTTTGACCTTCGGCTTGGCTGTTGTCAGCTTCCTCAGAATCACCCATCAGACTTTCAAACGCTGAAGCGGCTTGGTTTACATCTAGGCTTTCACTCCCTTGAGGGTTGGTGTTTTCCATTTGTCATCTCAATAATCGCCAGAAACCTTCTGGACGGAGGTTAGGGTAAACCCTAAAGAATCTTCCACTTCTTTTCTTTAATCACAGTTTCCGAGGCTAAACCTTCTAGGTGTCCTGTAATTAGTTCTAATGTCTTAATGTGCCGATAAGCATCTTCACGCCTATCACATTCTTCTGCACTTGTGCTAATTATTACACTAATCTGTTCTTTTTTCAAGTTATCTATGACTTCTTTGAAGAAATCATCATTTAATAGGTTTTTAGCCCATTGCGCCAGTACGTGCTTGTCCATATTGGTTTTGTATTCCAGAAATAATGTCGTTAATACTTAGGCTGCTTGCTGATGGCATACCCTGTTTGCTACCCAAAATGCCCATCAAGTCGTTGTAACTCATGTTAGATGGTTGTGAGTATTGGATAGGAGTAGGTACTTGACCATAGTTAGGGTCTAGGAATTTTTCCCATTGAGTACCAATTAGTAAATTTCTGTCGCCAAAGTTAATTGGTGTTAATGGAGTAAATGGGGCAACACTTGATTTTGGAGGAGTAGCCCAATCAGCAGGAACATCAACAATTGGGTATTGTGTAGCACCAGAACTACCACCAGACAAAGCACTTCCAACACCAAGCAATCCAGCAGTAGTTAATCCAAGTTGAGCAATCCTTAATTTATCAGACGTAGTTAAATCTTTTTCTGGAGGAGTACCTGCTGGAGGCGTTACTGTTGGAGATATTAATGTAGGAGGATTAGCTACACTTGGTGATGTAAGGAGAGGAATAGGTACTGGAGTATCTTGTTTTACAGGTCTTGTATCTTTAATTTCAACAGTTGGAGGTGTAGCATTAGCTATTAAAGCATTAGTAACATCAACTATATTTGAGGGTGCTTTTTCTGGTGCTTTAGCAGTTACAGCAACAGTTGGAACTTGCGAAAGAACATCAATTAAAGCATTAGCGGTAATTGGTGTTTTAGCTGCGTTAACAAGTAAAGTTTCAGATGCTCCTGTTACTGGCAATGCGTCAGTAACAGAGGAAATATCTGCTGGGCTTGCGTTTTCTAAAAACTGAGTAATCTGTGCATTGGTTAATCCAGAGCGTTGCATCTCTGTTATAAGTTGGGTTTCAAGAGCATCGTTAAATTGCTCTGGACTCATGTTAGACGCATCTATTGGCGCACTACTACCCAAATACTGACCTGCTTGTTGCCCAAGATATGATAAAACTGTAGCCTTTGCAACATCCCCGAAATCTTTACCTTGTGCGGCTTGTAACGCACCAACGCCTAATGGCCCACCAAAATAACCAGCAGCAACATTTGCAGCAACATTTAAAAGCGGATTGCTAGAAAGTAAATTAAATAGATCGTTTGATGATGCCCCTGTAGTATAAAAAACAGGTGTCCCCGTAGACAGGTCTACTCTATATCCAGTATTTCCTTTTCCAGCAAACGTACCACCAAAAGCATTGCCTGTTTGACGTTCACTATAAGTATTGGCTACGGCTTGACCTGTTGCTTTGTTGCCAAATGTTCTTTGTCCTGTATCGCCTACTAAATTTCCGTTTACTGCTTTAAGTTTTGATGTGTCAACTGTTTCGTAGCTGTAACCAGACTCAGGATCAAATCTAGAAAAACCATACACAGTTTCAAGTTTTGCATCTGTTGGAACAGGTACAAAAACTTCTATTGCATTACCTTCAGGGTCATATTCAGGAGTAGGTTGGTATGTGCCGTAGGTTTTTGTTCCATCAGATTTGTATTGCGTTTGAAGAATTTTGCCGTTAAGACTTTTTTGTCCTGTTTCCTCTACCTTTTCAAAAACAGGAACTTCACCAAATTGTTTAATATCTGTAACACCAGTAGCTGCAATAATCTTAGCCATGTCAGCAGCATTAGCTTCAGCAGAACCATACCCTGCGCCTGACCATTGGTCAGTAGTTCCTTGAGCAAGAATCTGATTTTTAATTTTAGTTACAATGTCTTCTGGTGCTGTTGTTGCTCCTGCTACAGTTCCTACTGTTGCTTGGTTATCCAATAATGATGGTGTTTGAGCAGTTGCTGCAGGAGGGGTAACTGAAATAGCAGTAGGGGCTACTCCAGTAGTCGTTGTTTTAATAGCATCAGCTAAATTGTTTCCCAATAAACCATATGTTGCAGCAGTTGGGTGAACAATGTCTGCGGCTGAAGTTGCATTTTTTAAAGTGCCTGTATATTTAAATTTATCGTCTAGTGTTGTGCCTGTCTGTTGTGCAACACTTCTAACAACATCAGCGTATGTACTTACATTCTGCGTCCAAGCATCTTCGGGTTTTGTAGATGAACCTGTTGCATTTGGTGTTTGAAGAATAACTTTCTTTCCAACAGACTGTAATGTTTGTACTGCTGTTAAAAGATTGTTAGCAAATGTAGCAGGGTCTTCATTTCGATATGCCTCATTCATACCATAGTTCAAGACTACAGTACCAGCACCACTTGATAGTGCTTTATCAAAGTCAGAACTGTTTAAGAAATCACCAGCAGTTGTTGAGTTGATGCCCAAGTTAGAAACAGAATAATCGCTACCTAGAGCCTTTTGAGCCGTAGTAACCATGTTTTCTGCAACTTGATTACCTTGGTTATAACCCCAAGTCGTAGAGTCTCCAACAGCTACAACCTTTTTAGGGTCAATTTGTGTAGCCAAAGGATTAGCTTCTATATAAGCAGCAACAGCTTGAGAATTAGCAGCTTGTGGTTGTTGTTGTATTGTTCCAGCTACAGCTTGATTAAAGTTTGCAAGTAACTGGTCTGGAGTTACAGCACCCTCTTTAAGAGCATTTAACCAAAAGTTATAACCCTCTTGGTCAATAGTACCTGCACCAGTACCAATGCCTGTTCGTCCAACAGAACCATAAGCCCCTTGAACAATATCTTCGTATGATATAGCCATGCTTAACCCCTAATCTCTACGTTAGATGTAATGCCAGCACCAATCTTCATTGCTTTTAGTTGTGCTTCAGCTTCAAATTCTTGTTGCTTCAATGCAAAGTAAGCCTGTTGTTTCTCACGCTCTAATTGCAACTTAGCACCTTCCTTCTCACGCAATAATTGCATCTCAAGAGCCGCCTTCTGTTGCGCCATCTCCATATCAATCTGCATCTGCTGTTGTTGCATCTGCATATCAGCTTGGGCTTTAGCTTGGTTAGCTTGTATCTCAGCCTGTGTTCTAGCCATCAATGCTTGAACTTCTGGAGGCATCTGCTGTTGCTGTGGAGGAGGATTGCTCAACGCTTGGTCTTGCTCTGGCGTAATCGCTTTGTAGAACTCAGCACTATCTTTGAACCCTGCAATCTCAACCATGCGTCCCAATGTGCCACGATACTGAGCAGGTGAAACGTAAGGATTAGCAGGGCCGTACTGAGCAATCAACTGCTCTTGTTTAGCAAGAACCATAGACAACATAGCCATCTGCTCTTGACGATTCCCTGCGCCTAAACCCACGTTGATAGACACATCGTATTGGTTAGCCCATGTACGAGGGTCAAACTCTACGAATTCTCCTCTCATACGCACCAAACGAGCCTTGTCTTGGTACTTACAGAGCAAATGTAGGATGCCCTTGAACAATGACTTAACGCCTGTCTCAGCAAAGATTCGAGCCATCAGTTCAATCTTACCTGCGCCAGCTTGTTGCATCGAGGCTACTGCTGCTGCTGTCACGTTCTGTAAAACAGATGGGTCTAGCCCTTGTGAGGCATCAGACACGCCTGTACGCTTAGACTGGATTGTGTCCAAGTATTGAAGCATTGGGAAAGCCTGAGAAGCCACGTTCTGAACAACTAACTGTTGAACAGCATTAGGAGACTTGGCACGAATAACACCACCTGCCGTAGAAGTCAGCAAATCGTCAATGTTGACCTGTCCTTCGATGGCAACTACTCTGGCATTGTTTGTCAGATATAAGTTATCCAACATCTGACGAGTGATAGTGGTCTTGATTAACTGTAGGTCAACTGTTCTGTCGGCTAATGAGTTTCCAAAGAACTTGTGCGGAATTGGGATAGGACAGATTGAGTGGAAAGGAACATAGTCCACTTCCTCAACCATCTCCTTACCCTTCTCATCCTCAAGAATCTCGTTAGAAGCGTAGAACACCTGTACCAATGCAGCAATGCCTTTGCCATCTAAGTCAGTCTTGACGTAGCACTCAAAGACTTCAATCTCTTGCATCGCAGGGTCATCTGTCTGCGTTTGGTAAGGTTGCTCACCTGCTGCGTAACGAGCCACACGCTCTGGTGTGTACGCTAGTGCATCACCCATCTGCAAGCCTTCTACTTGCTTCTTGTTAAAACCCATAGCAACCAAGGTGCTACGAGTCAACATCTGTCTGTGGGCTACGAAAGGTGAATCAGCAATAGTTCTAGCCTTCTTGCTAATCAAGAACTCCTCTGGGGGTACGTTCTCAATCGTTACTTTGCCTGATTTCTTCTTTTGTTGCACCACAACATTGTGTGTAGCACCCATCACAGGCATACCCATAGGGTCTATAACTGGCTGACCCATTGGGTCAAATATTGGGAACTCTGTCGTATCTTGCTCGACAATCTCCATAGTCTCATCACTCATCAGCATCGCTAACTCGTCATCAGACAAGTCAAAGTAACGCTCTTTAGTAATGTCTTCTTTGTCTTCCCAATATGCTTTAACAATGCCGTTCTTTTGCATCAAGGCATCTTTGAACCAATCATGCAGAATGGCTACGCCTTCGTTATCCCTGTTGAATACCCAGTTGCAATAATCAGTAGCTTGCTTGGCAGAGGCTTCATCCCTTGGGCCTTGTGGCTCAAAGACTACGATATTGTCTGAGCCTGTAAAGATACGAACTAAGCTAGGCAGCGCACCATCTATCGCTTCTGCCACTTCTCCAGTAACGATTTGAGATTTACCCTCAACCTCATTACCATAAGGCTGTCGTAGATAAGCCTCCAAAGCCTGTTTGCGTTGTTCAACAGTCTCACTTTCAATAAAGCCAATAGCGTCATCAATCTCTGCCTGTAGTATTGACTTCAGTTCGTTCTGTTCCATGTTTGTCCTTTGGAGGGCGACCCATTCGGGGTTTGTCC